TTACCCATCCACCTGCAAAGGTCGATTCTGCGCGATCTGCTGCCGAACCCAGCCTTGCACCTCGGATTGTATCCAGAGTGCGCGGCGACCGATGCGGATAGAGCGAGGGAAGCGACCGGCCTTGATCTCTCCGTAGATGAAGGTGGTCCCCATGCCGGTCATCTGGCGCACGCGATCGAGCGATAGCAGTTCTTCGAGTCTTTCAGCCGCGCCCATGATGACCTCCGATGCGGCGAGCCTTTGGCGTGCGTTCGGTCAGGCCAAGCTGGAACTGCAGTACGTTGTCGATCGGCATATCGACCGATGCGGGACGCGCGCTGCGCGCCGGGCGATTCAGTCTGCGCCATGCTGCGATGGCCTTGTCGGGGTCGGCATGCTTGCTGGTCGACCTGCAGGCGCACTCGACCAGGTGGCCGCCACCGGCGGACGCACAGCGCTTGTCGTGGATGTGGCGCGCGCGGTGGCCGGCGGCGCAGTTCGGCAACCCTTCCGGGTGGCTGATATGTTCCTGGGTCATGGCTTGTTGCACTCCTCGATGTGGGCCTGGAGCTTTTCCAGGAGGAAGGCGGCTTGCGCTGCACGGTGGCGGCGGTCGTAGGCGTTGAGGTTGGCCGGCGCATCCCGCAGCCACTCCAGTGGCTCGACCAGCCATTTGGGATCGAACGGGAGCAGGGTTCGCGGATCGACCTTCTTGACCAGCGGGGAACAATCGGGGCCGGCCCAGTCCTCGGGATCGCCGCACCTGATGCACACGCCTGCCTTGAACGCGTGGTCGCGCTCCGGCTGGATGACGCGCGGGGTTTCCCACAGAGCGCGCACGACCCAGCCGCGCTTCGCGGCGTGATAGAAGTGCTCAGGGGTGGCAGTCACCCAGCACCCAGGCCCCACGTCGTTCTTGTTGCGGTACTCCCAGCGCACGGGAGGTTGTGAGTACAGCTCCTGCAGGAGGGTGTCGCTCCACTCGCGAACCTGGTCGGCAGAGATTGGCGCGCCGGACGCGCCCAGGCGGCGCATGGTGGTGACGACCGCGGCGACAGGCGACGATGCCTTGGTGGCCTCGACAGCCGCGGCCGGAGAAATGGGCAGTGGTGCGGTCATACGAACAGATCCAGTTGGGCCGGCAGTGCCGGCGGCGGAGCAGCGACGGCCAAGGGCGCGGGTTGTATGCGGATCAGGCACTCTCCCTCGCCACGCATCTGCCAGGGTCTGCCGGCGATGGGCACAAGGTCGTGGTAGCCACCACCACCGCCCACACGGTCCTTGATCTTCACCTGGTAGTAGTCCCTGCCGCCGAACTGCGTGTGGTGCCCGGGATGCGGCCGAACGGAGACGACCGTGAAAACGGGAATCAGAAGGTTCCAGTCGCTGGCCCGCACTTCATCGTCGTAGTGCCACGAGCCATCCAGATCGCGGTCCATCGAGATCACCCGATCGCCCACTTTGAAAGGCTCCAGGCTCTCGACGTCGCCGTGCGCAGACTTGTGGATCGGAGGGAAGAAGTCGTGGATGGCGAAGAAAAGCCCGCGGCCGTTCGCGTCGGTGAACTCGGTTATGGGGAAGTAGGCAACGGCGATGCCGCCTTCCCGTAGCAGGAAGAAGGCAGAGTCGCACGGGGTCGGCCCGGCCGCCTCATGCTTCCGCAGCGACTGCCGCGACCAGCCGCTTTCCAGCAGGTCCAGGACGACACGCTCCGCGAGATCCATTCCGATTTCACGGTGCATCACGCGCTCGCGCTGGGCGAACACGTGGACCATTGCAGCGGTGAGCAGTTGGTCAGCCATGGGCAGCCTCCGATTGACGTGAGGCCGTGGCAGAATGCCGAGCGGACAACAGGGACGACATGAAATGAGTGGATGGGGTGGTGTTTTCCGCTGCGAAAAGTTGGGTGTCGCTGACTGTGTGGTGTGGTGGGATGCGATTGCGGCGGTTGGTGCGATTGGTGCAGTAGTTGCCACGGTCGTACTGGGCGTATTCACTTATCGCTTGGGAGTCGCAGCTAACAACGCCAGCGACGCTGCGGTGAAGCTTGCTGCCGATGAGGAGAAGCGACAAAAAACGCGCGAAGGGCGAGAGAAGACCTTGGTGCTTGTTCAGATCAACGGAGAAGTAACTGACAACCAGAAGGAGTTCGCCGACATTCACAAGCTTCTGGATGGCTCGCTCGCAGACAAGCTTTTCTTGACCGATAGTGTTTTCCGCCATGCGGTGCTTGACCGGCTTAAAAAAGTGGATTTTCCGATAACTAATCAGCTTGTTGATCGCCTTCATTACCTCGATGATCCCATTGGACCCGCATTGGTGCGGTGTGTCGCAATGCTCAGGTCGCTTAATCGAAAGGGCGCTGAGGTACGTAATGGGCGTGATCGAACTAAGACTAGAGATCACTATCAGGTACTTTGTATTGCGACCCAGGTTATGTCTGAGGATCTCAAGTCGGTTTGTCTGGCTTGCCGCGATGCGATCATCGACTCCGGGGTAGACGCGAGCCGTACTTCCCGTATCGCGGGTGCGGAACCTGACGTTGAAGGTCATCCGGCTGGGGACAGTGGGGCTCCTGATTAGTCGTTCGTCCGAATGCTCAGCCATTGTCCACCGCCTGGCTGTCGATCAGGGCCTTCTCGGCTTCATCGATCGCGTAGTCGAGATCGTCCATGCACTTCACTCCGCGCGTTTCCACGACGCGGTCACGCATGTACTTGGAGGCAGCCACCAACTCACGCAGCTTCAGCGTCACGTTGAGCGAGCGCGCAGCATCGTGCCTGGCGGCCTGCCAGAACGGTTGGGCCCAATGCCCTGCCGGTGACGGCTTGTGGCCCTGCGCGGCAACCATCAGCGTGCCGGTGATCACGTCGCACACGCGTGCGCGGATGCAGGCCGGATCGGCATCGAGCGAGTAGGGCAGGTCCACGGCCTGCGCGGGCGGGGCGGCGTAGAGGGGCTCGCACTCCCATTCCGCATTGACCGGCTTGCGGAAGCTGACGCGCCAGAACGACACGCCCGGAGCGCGGTACTTCCACGCCACCGGCTCCCCCACCGGCTGGCGGGCGGCGAGGTCAGCTACTGCTCGTGCATAACCGGACTTGTATCCCTTAGACCATGATTCGATATCGGGGAGCGCGGCGGCCAGGGTCTTGTTGTCGTTGCTCATGCCTGCATGTCCTTGCTGTTGGTGGAGCGCGCGCTGTGCGCGGCGAGGTGCTCCCAGCGTTCGGCCTCGCCGATGTAGTGAGCGGCGCGCTCCTCCCGCTCTGCCTCGGTGAACTGCACGTCGTGCAGCGCATGCTCGGCGGCGGCGCGGTTGGCCGCTGCCATGCGGGCTGGGTCGTGGTCGAAGATGTCGAGCTGGTTACGCACGCTGGACTCCTGGAATGGGTTGCCGGCTGGTGGAACCCGGCCGGCGCGGGTTCCCTGCGCTACAGGGGGAGAGCACAGGGCAGGGGGTCAGTGGGTGTCGTCGGCGGCGAGCGGGGCACGCTGTCGTTCATCGCTGCGGCGCTGCATCTCGGCCTTGAAGGTCGGCCAGCTGGTGCGGAGGTCTTCCCAGCAGCGCCATGCGAAGAACACGGCGCCGATGGCGCAGGCGAGGGCGACCTGGTCGACGTTGTTGCGCAGCGCCCAAGCGAGCAGGGCGAGGAGCAGTCCGACGGCGATGGCGCAGAAGAAGGGCAGGGCTAGGTGGCGCATTACTCGGCTCCGCACAAGAAGCCCGGCTCGGCCTCGGCCAGCCATGCGCGCATGGTGGTCATGACGCCCGTGGGCTGCTCGTCCTCGTCGGTCTCCGGCACCGGCATATCCAGATCCTGCTCCGATGCCTGATAGGGGTAGCCGTCTGCGGGCGCTTCGCCGCAATCGGTTTCGTACAGTTCGGCGGCGTGCTCGATGGATTCGGCGGCGTAGATGGTCGGCATGTCGTCGACGTAGAAGGCTTTCAGCTGGGTCATGGGGATTGCTCCTGGCGGGGTGATGGGCGGGATGCCGACGGCCATGGCGGCGAAGAAGTCGTGGTCGGTCATGGCTGCTCACCGTTGGCCTTGGCGATGGCCGCTCGCGCGAAGGCAATTCGGGCATCAACCTCCACCGGCAAGGGATCTGCCCCTGCTTCGAGTACGTCGCAGAGCATCTGCAACTCGTCGCGCATTTCCGGCGCGGCAGAGATCAGGCGTGCGGTTCTCTCGATCTCGCCCGAGCTATCCTGGGAAAGCTGGCAGATGAAGCGGTTGTTGGGTCCGCGCACGATGTGCGTGTAGGCATCGCTCTGTTCCTGGTATGCCCAGGGCCCTTCCGTCCGACCGCTCATGCAGCACCTGCCTGCGCGCGCGCTGCGCGGCGAGCGGCGGCGACAGCGCCTGCAGCGCTCTGGCCATGCCGCAGGACGGCATTGGCGGCGATGCTGGCGGCGACGACGACCTGGTAGGGGAGGAGGCCCCAGCGGCGCCCGGCGCGGGCGACGATGCCTGCGGCTGCAGCGGCGCGCTGAGTGTTGGAGCGGGGGGCGAGGAGGGCCATGGCTCAGCACTCCTGGCCGAAGAGGCGCTGGCCAAAGCCTATGCCTGCACCGATGGCGAAGACGAAGAGGGCGTAAATCGCGGCGATGAGTGGCCACAGGGGCCGTTTGCGGCGCTGCATGGAGTTCTCCGGGAGGTATTCGCGTTTCGGGCGGCCGCAGCTATGCTTCGGCCATGGAATGGACGAACAGGCTGACGCTAGGGATTGCGGTGCTGGGCGCTACGCTCGGCGTGTTCAACGCCGTGTGGCTGATCCGCAAGGACACGGTCCGCTTGAAGGTCAGATTCGTGTCGATCTACGTGCCGCGCGACGATCTCTGGACGGGTGCGGTTGAGGTGATCAACACCGGCTACCTGCCGGTGACCATCACTGAGGTGGCATTCCACTTCGCCCGCCGTTCCAAGACGCGATCCGCAGTGATTGCAGATCTCTTGGAGCGCACCAAGCTCCCCCACCGCCTCGAGCCTAGGACTGCGATCAGCATTGCAACAACCCCGGAGATCCTCGGGAGAATTGAAGCCGGCCACCACACCTGGTGCAGTGCAGCGACTGCCTGCCAGACTCGCGTGTTCGCCAAGATCAAGTGGAAGAAGCGCTGAAGCCTGCATGGCCTCGCCGGGCTTGAGCGGGATCACCCGGATACGGGTGCGCAGCTGATTGATCCGCAACACCACGTACGCGTTGAGGGCTACTGGGTTCGGGCCAGGCGACGTCGTCGACGCCGAGTTTGCCGTCGTCGGCTGAGCCGATGAGCGAGCAGCAGTCTGCCTACCTGTGGGAATTCTGGAAGCAGATGACGGCCATGTTCCCGGGCAAGTGGGAGCGCGAGAACGGCGCGGCGCCGTTCAAGACGGACGGCAGCCTGACCATCGCGGCCGGCACGTGGTTCCAGGTGCTGAAGGGTCGCAGCCGGGCACAGCATGCGCGCGGCATGGCCTGCTGCCTGACCGAGGGCCGGGAGTGGCCACCGAATCCGCCGAGGTTCCTGACGATGTGCCTGGACATTCCGGTCATGGCGGCGGTGGAGCGGGAGATGGCGCCAGGCCGGCCGCAGAGCGGCTTCACGGTGCTGGTGCGCTCGCTTCTGGACCTGCACGTGTACGCCTCTGCCGACCACGGATCGCAGCAGCGCCGAATGCTGGAGGAGGCCTACACGCGCGCTGTCCAGCACGTCGTGGAGGGCAAGCCGGTGCCGCAGCCGGTGTTGGCGATCGATCAGGACAAGTGCGGTGTGCGCCCGGTGCGCGATCGTGAATCCGCGCGTGCCGCCATGGCGCGCGCTGCAACTGACCTCGGCTTCGGTGAGAGCTGATGTGGTCGAACGCACCGCCGCCGACGAAGGAAGAGGGGGCCCGGATCGAGCTGGCCAAGACTGGCCCGTGCATGGCCTGTCTGGCGCTCCAGATGCAGCAGCTGCTGGAGCCCGAGCTGGTGGTCTACGGCTGCGACTACAACCACGCAAAGAGCGGGAACCTGCGGCGCGGTCACATGTTCGGCTACGCCCTCTGCAAGTGGCACCACATGCGGCATCCGCTGGAGGGAAACACCTTCGCGACGATGCGCCAGATCTACGGCCCGAGCCTGCTGGATGGCTCGCGGACATTCCACGAGACGTACGGCTCCGACGACGAGCTGATTGCAAACCAAACCTACATCAACGAACTGAGGGAGACTTAGTGAAGTGCGAGAGAGCTCCTACTTTGCAAGCATCGAGTCTCAAGATTGAGGTGGGGGAGCATGCTATTGAATAAGGTGAGCGATGTGGTTGAGCGACTGCTCGACTTCTACCTTTGCCCATCGAAGAGGTTCCAGATAATCCTCCGGAGGATCCATATCAACCAGCTCTCCATCCGGCTGTGTGGTTCCGTGATGGGTGTTGTAGGTCTCAGTATATCTGAGCCTCTGTCGAACTGTGGCGGCGAGTGAAATCGCAAGAATCACGCCGGCAGCTGGCTGGCCTATCTCATGGAGTTCAGCCGCTCTGGCGATTAGCGAATCTGTTGGACGGCACAGTTTCTCGGCATCTTCAATACGTGGCCCATCTGGATGGTCGTAGTCTGTAGCTGCCTCCAAACTTGATGCGAGGTTATTGCGAAAGTCCTCGATGAGAGGCTGAAAAGCAATCGCATGAGACCTGATTCGCAATTCGCGGTTGCGCTCCGCCAATCTATGCTCTCTCTTCTGAATCTGAAATGGAATGTAAATCGCAACGCAGATGGCGGCGATGCTGCCAATGGCTTGGACCCATGCCGCCCACAACTGGCCGGCATCTTTGCCTATCACAATACGGACAGGTGTTAGAGAGATGAGGTATGCGGCGGAGAAGCCAATCGCCCAGATAGCGCACATTAGGACCACGTTGGCCCACTCGACTGTTTTCTTGTCCACCTGATGCTCCGTCAAAGTAGGGCGCGATTCTAAGGCGAATCGGATCCTTGTTGCCGGATTGGTTCACTCCGTTTGTTAAATGAGAGGAAAGCGCATGAATCCACGAGAGACGATGGCGCGGCTGGGGCCGAGCACGGTGAAGTTCGACATCGGCCGGGGAGGCGGGAAGCCCGACCTGACGAACCAGGACATTGCCGCGGCGCTGGGTATGGTGCCGGCCGGGCTGGGCCGGGAGCTGCTGGAGGCGTGCTGGTGGCCGGATGGCGCCGCGCTGCGCCGGCACAAGCTACGGGACGCGGTGATCGCGCTGGTTACGCCGGAGCTGCAGCGGCAGCAGCGCCGGTTGGCTGAGGCCCGGACGGACCTCGGCCTGGCCGAGGTGTGCATCGGCTGGGGCGGCGCGGCGACGGCGGAGCAGCGGGCGAACCGTGACGCCGCCCAGCAGCGGCTGGGCCGGATCAAGGCTCAGTGCTGGCCGATCAGCACCCTGGAGTCACTGCCGACTTTGGCGGCGGCAGTGATCAGCGAGATCGCCAAGCGACCGCACTGCGCGGCCTGCGAGGGCAGGGGCCAGTCGATGGTTGGGGAGCTGCTGGTGCCGTGCAAGGTGTGCGGCGGATCAGGGTTGGGCCAGGTGAGCGACCGGCGCCGGGCGGCAGCTATCGGCCGAGACGAGGCCGCCTACCGACGGACATGGAAGCCGGTGTTCGAGTGGCTGCTATCGAGAATGACCGAGGCCGAGCAAGAGGCTGCATGGCACCTTTGCTCGACACTAGGTCATGCCGCTTAGCGGGGCGCTCCGTCAATTCCATCAATCGCTCGAATCAGGCCCGTGAGCGAGTTATCCATCTCTTCCTTTGAACCAGCGACATTGAGCGTTTGACCGCCGATCAGATACACCTCGTATTGGTACGCGCCCGGTCGATTGGGCACTGGTAGTACGTCGCGAACTGCAGATACATGGTCCGGGCGAACAGAGTGATGCTTGTTGAGCCTATGCATGGTTCGTCCTTGTTGGCTGCGGAGGTGACACCTCCGCACTTTTACCAGTAAATTCCTACCATCGCACGCGACCCCGCCTGGCCACACAGCCGGGCATTCTGTTTTCGGACCCGCCATGATTCTGACCGCCTCGACAATCCAGCAGGCGGTTGGCTGCAGTGCCGCCGTCGCCGCCCAGTGGGCCCAACCCTTGACCGACGCCTGCACGGCGTTCGGCATCAGCACCCCGAAGAGGGTGGCAGCGTTCCTGGCGCAGGTTGGTCACGAGTCGTCAAGCCTGACCCGGACCGTCGAGAACCTGAACTACGGTGCGCAGGGCATGGCCGACACCTGGCCCAGCCGCTACGCCGTCGACCCCAAGGCCAAGACGAAGAAGCCGAACGAACTGGCGCGCGCGCTGGAGCGCAAGCCGGTAGCGATCGGCAACAACGCCTACGCCAACCGCCTGGGCAACGGCTTCGAGGCAAGCGGCGACGGCTACCGATTCCGTGGCCGTGGCCCAATCCAGAACACTGGCCGCGCCAACTATGCCGCGATCCGGGATGCCCTGCGTGCCAAGGGCATCAAGGGCGCGCCCGACTTCGAGGCCCAGCCGGAAGCGCTGGAGCAGCCCAAGTGGGGCGCGCTGGCGGCTGGTGCCTTCTGGGATGCCCGATCCCTGAACAAGCTGGCTGACGCCAGCCGATTCGACGAGATCACCGAACGAGTGAACGGCGGGCAGATCGGTGCCGCTGATCGCAGGGCCCGCTATGCGCGCGCGCTGAAGGCGCTTGGAGCATGACGGCGAAGAAGAAGGCCCCCAAGCTCTCGCCGGTGAATCAGCTGCAGGGCGTGCTGGTCGTACTGGAGAACCAGAAAGCAAAGAGCCCGACTGCGGAGCTGCTGCTGGCAATCCGCGAGATGGTCAGCGATGCGCTTGCGGTGCTGCAGGAGCCGGACCCCACGAAGCAGCGGATTGCGTTCGTGCTGCTCGCGGTCCAGCAGTCCACCCAGGTTGCGGTGAAGGTGGTGCGCGGTAAGCGTCTCACCCGCGTGACCATCGTTGACCAGCCTCTTTACCACTGGGCGCTGGAGGAAATTCATTCGCTTGCAGGTGCCGCATGACGTTCGCGACCCGAAATGTTGGCGCCGCTCGCGTAGGCATTGCCGTGCTGGTGCTGTTCCTGGTCGGCATGGCGATGGCCGCGCTGATCGCGGTGGCCATCCCGCCGGAGAACAAAGACTCGTTCGGAATGCTGATCGGCGGCCTGAACAACGCCACCGGCATGGTCATCGGCTACTTCTTCGGTATGACCCGCAAGGGTCCAGGGGCCTGACGTGAACCGCATCGCCATCTATCTGCTGGTGTTCGTCGCCTGGTCCGCCGCCATGTTCGGTGCCGGCTGGGCCTGGCGTGTTGATCGGGCCGATGGCACGGAATCGGACCAGCGTGCTGCCGGTGCCGAGGCAGTAAAGGACCAGGTGAACCAGGTCCGTGACACCGAACACCAGCAGGCCGAAGCCCTTGCCACCATCGGAGCCAAGCATGAAGAAGACCGCGCCGCGGCCACGGCCATCCCTGCTGCTGTTGCTGCTGGCGTGCGCGATGGCAGCCTCCAGCTGCGCGACGACCTCGCCACCTGCAATACCGCTCGCCTGCAGGAACAAACAGTGCGGCGCGCGGTGACCCTGGCGCGGCAGGACCGTGTGGCGGACACCACGTCCGGCACAGGCCCGCAATCACGCGCGATGCGATCGAACTGGAATGTCAGAAGGAAGGTCGGGTAACGGTAACGAGCGGCCGACCAGCTCCGTGCCCAGCAGCTGGGTTGTCGGCGCCGTGCTCACGCTAAAGGTTGCGGCTTCCTTCACCGCGACCACCAGCGGCCTTTACTCGCTCATCGCCGGCAGTGCTGTGGCGGAATTGGCGCCCTACGTGGGGATGCCGGTTCTGCTGACCTACAACGGAGCCGATTACGCGTTGTTCGTGGCCAGCTACGTTCCTGGCTCGCCCGCAGTGCCCGGTATTGGTGGCAGCGCCGCCCGTGTGACGGGATCGGCCGCTGCGAGCAACTTCGACTTCAGCGGTTCTCCGGTCACCTTCGGGATCAGCTGGCGGGGAACCACCTACAGCGTGGCGCTGGTGGCCAACTACATCACCTTGGGCGTGCTGCTGACTGCCATCAACGACCAGTTGGTGGACAGCGGCTTGGTGGCGACCCAGTCCGGCGGTGTGGTGACGATTGCTGAGGCGGCCACCCCGTTTGCCGGTGGAAGCATCACCTACAGCGGACTGCCGGCTTCTGTCTTCGGCAGCGGCCCAACGTCTACAGCAGGTGTGGCCACGACCGGTGGAACGCCGGCAACGCAGCCTCGTGTAACGCTGGCCTATGACGGACCGACCGGAACTGCTTTCGGAGGCCTGCCGCCTGGTGTGGTATCGCTGGCAATGTCGCGCGGCCAAAGTGACTATCGAATTGTGGCCGTGTCCGGACTCACCCTGGCTGTGGAACGGCTTACAGAGGCTGGCGTGGTCGACACGAGCTGGCCGGGCTGGACCAGCCGGACGGCCACTGACTACAGCGCCACCGGGTTCCAGGAGGGCGAGGAGTGGTTGGGACCATTCCTGGTGTGCCCGAACGGCGAAACCACCGATGCGTTTGAATATGACTTCAACTTCCCCAGCGGCCTGATCTGGTACACCAGCAAGGGCAACAAGCGCACGTTCACGGTCAGCATCCGCGTTGGGCATCGGCCTGACGGTTACCACCGGGACGAAGCTGGCAGCGCAGACCGACCGCCGGTTCAACGTAGAGGCTACACGGCTCTACGACCAAGGCACTGCACGCAGCATCAGCGGCGCGATGATCCACGTCATGCGCTCCCTTGGCCTGCCGGCGGACCAAATCGATACGGACACGCTGCAGCATCTGGAGGACACCTACTGGACGCCGCGAGGGGAGTTCTTCGACTTCAGCGCGGAGAAGTCCGGCACTAGCGCACTGGACATGCTGCAGATGGCGGCGCAGGCGGGCATGGGCTACTTCCTGCTGATCGATTCGATGTGTTCGGCCGGCCGTGAAGGGGTGAAGGGGTGGCGAGGCGGGATCTCGCCGCAACGCCAGCTTGAGCCGCTCAGCACGTCGTTCATTTCGCCGGGCCCGGACGACTATGACGGCGTAGACGTGACCTACATCGACGAGGTGAGCTGGGCGGCGGAGACGGTAGAGTGCCGGTTGCCTGGCGTCACCGAGCCATGGAAGGTCGAGTCCTACGAGCTTCAGGGTGTAGGGACGCGCGATCGCGCATACCGGATCGGCATGCGCCGCCTGATGAAGCACCAAGGCCAGCGCCTGACCTACAAGACCAAGACCGAGATGATGGGCCTGGTCTACCAGTACGGCGACCGGGTGAAGCTGTTCGATGACATTCCGGGCTCGACCACCACCAGCACCATGATCGAGTCAGCCAGGCTCGATGGCACCCGCCTCCTGATCGAGGTGGGCGAGTACCTGGATTGGAGCCTGCCGTCGCCGCGCTGCCTCGTGCGATTCCAGGACGGAACGCTATCCGGAGTGATGGTGCCCACCCGCGTGGACGACCACCGACTGACTATCGCCGCCTCGGCACTGCCTGGCGAGCACGCCTTCAACACCTGGATCATGGACGACCCGACGATTGACCCGCCAGAGCTGATTTTCTGCGACAGCACGCGCGCTGGGTATGACGCCGTTCTGGCCGACCTCACGCCCGGCGAAGACGGCTCGGTTGAGCTGACCGCCCTGCAGTACGACCCCGCCTTCTACCAATACGACGACGCGAACGCGCCGTAGCGCCACTGGAGACGCACCCAGATGACCAAGTACAACACCGGCAATCCGGTGGGCTCGAGCTCGCCCCTGGACTTGTACGACAACGCCGAGAACCTCGATAACGGCATTAACGGGGCCGCACTGACGTGGCACGATCGGCGCGGTGTGACGCGGAAGAGCTTCGCCGGGATCGAGAGCGACTTCCAGCAGTTCCTTGCAGACGGCAGCACCATTGAGTTTCCGACCTGGGCAGCAGCCAGCGCTGCAGCTGGAGCAGGGCAGATTCCCAACAACCGGCAAGTTGCAGTGATCGGTGATCCAGGGTTCCACACTGATCCGATCACGGGGGCGACCGTGCCGAACAGTGGCCGCTACGTTATGGGCTCTGCCGGCCTGGAGTGGAGGTCCGCCGACGTTCTGACCGAGAAGGCCGACAGGTCTGATCTTTCAACGCTGGAAACAAAGCTCGACAACACTGTTCGGACTGTCGCTCTGGACATCCCTTACGAGGTCAATTTCGCAGACGAAGATGGCTACACCGACAAGGGTCTCAGCGAGGGAATCATTGATCTAAAGACAGTGATGCTCGCCAATTCGACACTGATTGGAACGACCGGTGCATTCAGCTTGATTGATGCCGATGGCTACTTCGTTGATGTAGTCGATCCGACGGGTGTTGCAGGGCTTGTGCGTGACGCCGCCGCCGTTGGGCTGAGCACTTCGCTTTCCATCCAAGATGATGATGGGTATGTCGTAGAGCTGGTGAGTCCAGAAGGAGCAGTTGCTCAGACCGACGATGCATCCCTCTACGGCGTGCGCAATGCGTCGAACCTGGACGCTTCGCGCAGGGTGGGCGCACAGATCAACAGTGAATCCACCGCTGTGGCTTACGACTACACCCATTTCCCTGTGTATGGGCAGAGTCTCAGCAACGGCACAGAGGGTTGGCCAGCCCTCAGCAGGACGCAACCGTACAACAACGTGATGGTGGGTGGTTCGGTGAGGCAGGCCAGCATTGGATCAGCTTCGTTCTCCCCGGTTGGGGGCAGCAGTGCCTTCCAGCCGCTGGTCGCCAATGTGATGAGCACCAGCATGGCCGTGCTTACGGACGCGGAGGTTGCCGCGCTTCCGCCTGGGAACGGTGCTTTTGGTGAGACCGTTGCCGAGGGCTTGGTGAATTCACTGAAGAGGCTGCACAACCTACGCAAGGGTGTGATCGATGACTCGATCGCGTTCGTGGCCAGCAGCAGCGGCGTGGGTGGCAGGACCATCGCTCAGCTGACCAAAGGCGCAAGCCCGAACATCTGGAACGTGCTCGTCGGGCATTCCCAGGCAGCGAAGGCCAATGCGGTCTCGGCTGGAAAGTCCTATGGCATCGGCGCGTTTCTGTGGCTACAGGGCGAGAACGACTATCCCAGCACCACCAAGGCTGCCTACAAGGCGGCGCTGAGCCAATTGTGGTCGGACTTCAAGGTCGATGTATCAGGTGGCGTCGCCGGCCAGCAGCTGCCACCGGTCATGCTGATGTACCAGACCGGCGCCAGCTTTACTTCGGACGGAAACGGGCTTGATACAGCGCTTTCTATTGGTCAGGCCCAGCTGGAGTACAGCGAAGAAAGCAGCGACGTATACATGGTCGGTCCCGTCTATCCCTATACCGACAAGCACACCAGCCCGGCCGCCAATGGCCACCTCGATCCGAATGGCTACCGATGGTGGGCAAACCTGGCGGCCAAGGTTGCCTACAGGGTCTTGGAGCTTCGCCAAGGCTGGAAGCCGCTCTCTCCGCGAAAGGTGGTCGCGGTCGGGCGAACGATCAGCATCGACTTCCACGTTCCTGAGCCGCCGCTGGTGTTCGACAAGCCATATCTTTCGTATACGGCTACCGATTTCCCCGACAAGGGCTTCACGGTTCGCGACACTGTCGGTGTCGTGCCAATCAGCAGCATCCGGATCGTGTTCGAAACGATCGTGGAGCTGACTCTTTCGCGTGACCTTGTCGGCTCTGCCTACATCCGATACGCCGACAAGACGTATCACGACGGTAATGGTTGCCTCCGGGACAGCGACAGCTTCGTAGCACCGGACCGTTATGTGTACCAGGTAGGAACCGGGCAGTACCCGGAGGCGAACATTGCCGAACTCGTTAATAAGCCGTATCCGATGCACAACTGGTGCGTCGCCTTCAACCATAAGATTCAGTAACCGGAGACAGCCATGGGTGCAGTGATTCATTCAAGCGGCAATAGCCTGCGCGCGAACTCAAAGCGCATCATCCCGCCGGTCGATCCGACGGGCTTCAAGGGCATCTTCCTGTTCGGCGACAGCGTTGCGCAGAGCGTACGCAACTATGCCGGCGGCGCCGATTTGGTCGTCACCGGAAACCCCGTGATCGCATCCGACGGGCAGGGCCTGATGTTGCGAGAGGCGGTCGATTACTTGACGACCGGCTTCACCCAAGACGTGAACAGCACGATCATCGTGATGTTCCAGGCTCAGGCTCAGGCAACCTTCCCACTGAGCACCTATCCAGGTCCTCGCCTGGGGGATGCGACCAAGAACGACGCGGTGGGTAGCGGCGTGCAGATGTTCAACTCCGCTGGCAACGTCGGGGTGCACGGATTCATCGGCACATGGGACGGTGCCACGGCCGGCAGCGCGAGCACGCTCCTGACCAGTCCAGTCCCCTCTGCGGCACCGCCAGCGGGAAGCTACCGGATGTTCGGCGTTCGATCGGTGGCTGGTGTCGCTCCGGCCACCGTGACTGTCGACGACCTGACGGCAGGAACAAAGAGTTCCCGCTCGGCCGCGGCCGGGCAGGTGCTTGACCGAACGACGCGCACGTATCGAATCGGGAGCAGCTATCAGACCACTGCCCAGCCTGCGGTCAAAACGCTCGGTGCTTTCATCATCAGTCGAATTCTCACTGATGGGGAGATGGCGACCATGTACCAGTGGATGAAGGGTTACTGGGCGCGGCGCGGCATCGCGATTTGA